AAACGGCAAGCTACCCGAGACAAGCGCATTGCCGAAATCATTTTGCTTTGCAACGCCAACCAAAAAACTAGAATGTAACTATTCTGCCAACAGCGCATCAAGGGTTTGGTGCACCGCATCGCTATTCCAGTCTGCTGCTCCCTCTTTATCGATTACAATTTTTCCACTTTTTGAAATCAAATATGTTGTGGGGAACGTTCCTGTTTCTAGTTCCTTCGGAAAAGCGTTGTTTGTTGTAAACGCAGGAAAGGTGTAGTTCTTTTTAGTTATAAAGCGTTGGATGGTTTCCGGATTTTCGAGAGACACAAAATAGAAATCGACCTGATCATTATAGGCATCATACAATTGCTGCATTGAAGGCATTTCGGCTACACAGGGCGGACACCAGGTAGCCCAAATATTTACTAGAACTACCTTCCCTTTAGAAGTTTCAAGGTTCTTTTTTTCACCCTCTAAAGAACGTAAGGGCCAGTTGTAATCGGAAAGCTCGACCTGCTCGTCTGTATCTATTTCCGAAGGACTAAAGGCGATAAGCCGATTAAAAAAAACGCGGATGGGCATTCCTGTTTGCGGAATAAACAAGAGTGCCAAGAAAATCAGAATAAGAATTGTGCTTATGTTTTTCTTCAGAAATGAAACCATATGCAAAGATAGATAAGAAAATGAACCTTATACCAGTAGCATAAAACTAGTATCAAATCCGATTTAATCCTACTCGTCTATCAAATATTATCGATTAAACACAAGTTTTATCGTTGTAATGCAATATATTTTGTATATTTAGTATCAAATCTCCCCATTGTATTAACTTAAATCAATTGTCATGAAGAAGATACTTCTTTTTTTTATGATGGGGTTACCTCTCTACGGTCAAGTGGGTATCGGTATTACAGAACCCATCGCAACCTTAGATATTAATGGAACACTTAACATCAGAACCATAGCGCATTCGTCGAATACAACAATAACCAAAGAGAAAATTTTGACTAGTGAGAATGGGATGGTGACCAGTATGACTGCCACAGAAATTGTGAATGAGGCACTTCCCACCGCTGTGAAGGGTAGTTTTTCTGTAAGTTCAGGGATTAGCCTCAGTTTACTAACGGGGTCGGCACTTATACCGTTCGATCAGGAAGACTTTGACGTATCTAATGAGTTTGATACCACAACCCATGAATTTACTGCAACAAGAGACGGTATCTATGAAATAAATTCACAAATTGTACTAGATGCAACCATCGGAGCTGCTACCAATCTTGGACTTCGACTCCTAAAAAATGGAACGGTGATACATAAACAAAGTTTCGCGAGTGTGAGCTTATTGGGAACTAATGTGTCTCCTCCCACTCGAACCGTACAGACGTTGTTGGCATTGCAACCTGGAGATGTAATCACGTTTGAAATAGAAGGAGATATAGCGCTTGGCACTATAGATATTGAAGGTGATAGTGTATTAAGTTTTTTCACCATACAACAAATATGATAGCTAACCAGACTGGTCTAAATAAATTCTCAAAAGGATTGGTTAAAACCAAAAAATCCCCGACTCGCATCAGGGATTTTTTTATGAATTATAATGTAGTACGTTAAGATGCATTCTGTTTTTTAATCAAATTCAGTGCAGAGCCTTCTCTATACCATCGTATCTGAGCATTGTTATAGGTATGGTTGGTCTTAATCGTATCTGTACTACCATCTGCATGGGTCACTTCTAAAGTTAACGGTGTATCTGGTGCAAAATCTGCAATATCCACAAAGTTAAAGGTATCATCTTCTTGAATCTTGTCGTAATCGGCTTCATTTACAAATGTAAGCGCCAACATTCCTTGTTTTTTGAGATTCGTTTCGTGGATTCGCGCAAAACTCTTCACCAACACAGCCGCAACACCTAAGTGGCGTGGCTCCATGGCCGCGTGCTCACGAGAAGATCCTTCACCATAGTTATGGTCTCCAACCACAATACTATAAATACCTTTTGCCTTGTATTCACGTTGTGTATCTGGAACTCCACCGTATTCGCCGTCTAACTGGTTCTTTACGAAGTTTGTTTTCTTGTTGAAAGCGTTCACCGCACCAATTAAACAATTACCTCAACTACCAGATGTTCAACCTATGCAATCACCAACAGATCCAATGTCTCAAGAACGATTAGACTTTGCAGAACAGGTAGCTGGTAGACCTGTAATTTAATTATCCTCAAAGAAGGTAGGATCTACAGCTACAAACCTTTTAGCTGGTCTGCCTTTACCACCCACTTTAATCTCAACCTCTTGAATCTCTCCTGCATTCTTAAGTCTTTCAATAATCTCTTTTACTTCATAAGACTTCATACTACGGAATAGTTCGTGTCTATCTACCTCTCGTTTAGATATGCCTTCACCATTCCTAGATCTAATAAATGATAGTACCTGTTTAATCTTAGACTCGGTTGCACTACTTGCTACCTTGTCTCTACAAGCTTCTATAAACAATAAGTCGTAATATCTAATAAAATCTACAGCCCAACGTGTTACATCCCCTGTAATCGTCAAGGCATCAGCATTAGTTGCAAGAGTACATAACAATGCCATACGCATAGCTTTCTCTTTAGAACGGCTTAGAAGAGGCTCTAGGTTGTCTTTTTCTAATATATCCTGTCTTTTAACTATCTCTCTTGCAAAGTCTTGTAATATCTCCTCTGATTCCTTGTCAAACTTTAGAACAATTTGGTCAAGATCCATCTCTGCATTATCACGAGATAAGTCACTCATAGATCCTCTTTGTCTTCTTACATAATTAACCCAGTTAATAATAGAGGTAGGTGGCGTGTTGAATCTTTTGAGTTGTCCTACTCTTCTAGGCTCTTTAGATTCAACGACTACAAAACGGTTTAGGAACCCGTCTGCAATCCTGCCACCATTTAACGCACTGTAAAAATTCTTAGGTACAGATAGACCAACCAATGTTATAGCTGGTTTGTGTGTTACACGATTCATCATTTGCTCTTTGTATTGTTCTTGTACATTCATGAGAGAGTAGTTATCTGGTCGCAAAGTACCATGACAACGACCCCATGCTTCCATAAGTGTTTGTATACCATCTTCTTTATTTGTATTACCTGAAGCACCGATAGCCTCTAGTCTTTTACCAAACTCATCCATAATGGTTATCTGTGTAGGCCTCATCTTTAATACAGAGTGGACAGCACCACTAGATGTATAACCATCCCCTACAATAAGCTTTTCGTGATCAGATGCATTCAGTACGCTTTCTACAAATGTTTTAATGTTTTCTTTACCCTGTCCAGATTTAGCAATACCCATGAAGTACATAGAAGAAAAGTTATTCATGTTAGTTCTATAGATGCGACCACAGACAACACTGGTTAATGCTAATGCACCTATGAGTGATAACTCTGGTTGTGGTACTTGTGCAATCTCTTCACAGAACTTAAACATGTCTTTGAGTAAGCCTGGTGGATTAAATAAATCTTTTGGTTTTTGTATAGTTGCTGAAGCTTGTATAAACAATGGTGCTATCTTATTTTTTCTATCGTGTGTGTTCTTTACGCTTTCTACAACAGCATCTATCTCAACTTGTGGTAGTGGAGGATTGTTATTTTTGTTCCAGTTTTGTAGAAAGATCTTGACAAATTCTATGTTGACATTTTTAGATATAAGGTAGCCAGCTATCCTTGCAGCACCGTCATTTCTTGATCCTTCTAAAACTCCGTCTAATGAAAAGGGAGCTGTCTGCACACCTGTCTCTGTCTTTGGTACGCCTGTTATCTTTTGGAACTCAACTTCTGTGAAATCTGGTAAATCGTTGTGGTCATGGATCTTCCAATCTGGAAAGGTTACTGGTTTATATACTTGACCGTTAGCATGTCTATTCCAGGGTGCAATGATTAGACCACCAACACCTCTAATATCTATTAATCTTTCAATGGGTGTTTCAGCAGTTCTTCTTGTAGCAAAGGTAGTGTAGTTTTGTGGATTGTTATAATAGTAATGCATACCCTTGCCAGTAATTACTTTAAAAGGACAGGCAGGCATATTCTTTTCTACCCAGTTCATAGCCTCTGGTGAATCAGCATCAACAACAACAAAGTTACCGCACACCAGTGCTACCTGTAAGTTATCTCTGCCCCTAAACCACGAATCTACAAGGTTTCTTGAGGGTCTTGACTGTTTATATTGCTCCCAACTCCCTAAAAAAGATGGTGGTTTTTTGTTAGATCTTTGTAAAGGAACTACATTATAGCCATCATCATAGTAGGCAAGTGCTTGCTCCAAGGATGTATCATCCTCGGTTATATTAAGCTGAAACACACTAAGCTTCTGTTTTTAGAATATCAGATATAGGTCCATAAATAGACTCATAATCTAATCTTCCATCAGTAGCTTTAATGATTTGTTTAGCTTGGTTTATAGTTGGTTGTCTGTACCCGTATCTCCAAGACTTACACGAAGCCTCAGAACAAGTAAACTTTATCGCAGCTTCTTTTTGTCCTAAGAACTCTATATAGTCCCTTAGTGAGTATTTTTTTACCTTTCTATCAGTATAGTTAGGTTTAATTCCCATAGTTTCAAACTCCTTGAGTTTTCTTGTTGCTATTGTTTTTGTCCTAAAAAAATAATTCGCTTGCCATACTAGGTCTTCTTTGTTGGTATCTTCCATCACTTCTCCTTTTCAACATATTGTATAAAATAACATTTTACATATTGTATCGATGTGTTATATAATATGCAAGTTAAATTTAAAACTACAAGAGGAGTAGATATGGAAATACAAAATAGAATAGTATCTCCGCAAAAGTTAGTTCAGAACCAAGGTGCAAAAATCTTGGTGTATGGAATGGCTGGATCGGGGAAAACAACTTTAGCTGTTACGGCACCAGGTAGGGTACTTGTTATAAGTGCCGAAGCTGGTTTGTTATCTATCAAAGATGCAAACAACGTAGAAGCTATTGAAGTAAAGGAAGCGTCTGAAGTAATGGAACTTCACGATGCTTTAAAGTCTGGTAAATTACAATACGACACCGTGTGCTTAGATTCAGTATCTGAAATAAGCGAGATCTTATTGACATGGGAGAAATCTCGTAGCAAAGATCCACGTATGGCCTACGGTAATGTCCAGGAATCTGTAACAAATTTAATGCGTGCATTTAGAGATCTAAATATGCATGTGTTGTTTCTTTGTAAAGAAGATACAGTAAATGACGATGGCATACTTAGACACGCACCAAAGATGGTCGGGACTAAGTTAGGCGAATCTATTACTTACTTCTTTGATGAAGTTCTTGCTCTACGTATTATCGAAGATCAAGACGAGGACGGTAAGAACGTCCAAACTAGATGGCTACAAACTACTTTCGGTCAAGGCTACAAAGCCAAGGATAGAAGTGGCAAACTCGATAACTTCGAGAAGCCAAACATAACTGCTCTAATTAAGAAGTTAGGGTTTACATTAACAAACGACAATAAAGGAGAAGCAAATGTCTGATTTTAGTGATGTAGAATTTTTTGATAATATAGAGGAGATGTCTAGTGTAAGCACACCTCTAGCACCAGATGGAGAACACAATGCGAAAGTTATAGCAACTGATAAGTATAAATCTAAAGCTGGTAACTGGACTTTAAAGGTAACCTTTCAGTTAGATGGCGGTAAGTATCGTGATCATAATGAATGGTACAACCTGTGGTCTACTGACGAAAACAACAAAAGAATAAGCACGGAGATATTTACCAGGCTTACTAAAGCTGTTGGATTTAAAAAGTATCCAGAAGATCATGGCGACTTTGTTAGTAAGAGACTTACACTTAAGACTGAACAGATCAATGATTCGTTCGAAGGTGATAACGGTGTTGTGAATACTATGAAGACTAAGATCCGATTGTATTTGCCAGAAGCTGATTCTGATATGAATCCACCAAAAGGTATGGAGCCACCCTTCTAAGGTTGGTTTTATGAATAAGGGGCTTTGTGCCCCTTTTTTTATTTTCTAAATGTTGAATACGCTGATAATAAAAACAAAGCAATTATGACGTATAGTGTTATGTCGTTCATTTTTTTTTCCTAAATAACTTATCTTCGGTTCTTTGGAAAGACCATTCTAAGAATCTATTTAACAATGCAGATAAGTATTTCATTTACCATTGCTCTCCCTTATAGCATGGTTAGTTTTCCATACTCTTACACCGTCTTCTTCTTGCCTAGACACAGTAGAAAAATTACGTCTATGACTAATGCCCTGTCCTTTCAGTGGATAGGTGCATCTTCTTATTGAAGTGGCTAAAGCGTTAGCCTCAGATCTATTCTTGCAAAGATAAGAATCGTTGAGATTCATAATCTCAGCTAACTTTTTTAGCTTACTTCTTGCCGTGCTTACTGGAAGACTTATATCTGTATCAATCATAGATCTTCCAACTTTTTAAGCAACCTGGTTAAGTACCATATAGTTTTGCCTAGATCTTCTAAGTTGGCATCTTTATGATCTTCTCTATAAATGTATTTAATTGCATTGCCTTTACAGTAACCTTTAAATTCCTCTGGAGTTAACATAGCTTCTATAATGTCTATACATTCTATAGATCCCTTTTTGTAGTGTGGGGGATGGTTTACGTTATCTGTCATTTTCTTGCTCCTGTAGTTCAGCTTTTGCACAAAATAACTTATCCTTAGTGTCTTTTGCCATTTTCTCTAGCCAAGCTAACTGTTCCTCATACCTGGCTATCTTTTTGTTTAGATCTTTAGTCATTTAGTTCCTCTCTGTAAAAATTACCTGTATCTAGTTCTACAACGTTTGGTGTGTTGTATATAGAAGCTGTTTGCCCATTAAAAACTTTGTTGTATTCTTTCAAGTAATCACTTAGAAAATTCCAACCCACTTCCATATCAGTATGATTCATCTTAAATACTTTACTGGCATAAGGTGTTTTCTTTTCTTGTGCCACAAAAACAAAATCAGCAACCTGGAAACCTGCAGCTTCAAAGCCACGTTTATACCAAGCGGCCTGTAGATCATACGAGTATCTTCTGCAAGAGTTTGTAAAACTTTTGACCGAACATTCAATAGTAGTTTTGTAATCAACCAGAACTATTCCATTGGTTGCCCTGTGGTTTTCAAAAGGATCTAAAACAACGTCTGCCCTGGTTTTACATAGCAAACCTTGTTCATACCAGTATATAGACACCTCGTAGGGTGAATCTAATGTACTAGGATAGTTCTTTTCTGGATTTAGATAAGCTCTCGCTTCCTTAACTAAGCTGTTTTTCATGCTATAGATAGTATCTTTGTCCTTCTCGTTAATAACAGTCAAACCTTTGGCAATACTTTCTTTCTTTAATTCTTTATTGCTATTGGTGTATGGAGAACCTGTTATGGTAACTACATCACTAAAAAATGCACCTTCACCCTCTACTACTAAAGAATGTGCAGCAGATCCAAAATTCATAGCTGGTGTCGTTTCAATTACTTCTTCAAGTGCATGAAGCTGACTTTGGCTAAATCTTCTAATAGTAGATGAAGATATACCTGGACTGTTGTGGTAGGTTGCATTACTTAAGTGTGGAAAGTAAAGTGCATCACCAATTTGTCTGTGAGGGTAGTCCTCTAACATATCTGGTACTTTCATGATATATCCTTCCTTACAGTGTTTGCAGCTTCTTTTACTAGCTTTCTGCCTTCTTTGACGCTTGGTGCACAATCTAATGCTATTTGTGTAAAGAAAGCTATGCCGAACCAGACTACTTCTGGCACTCCTAGATTCTTTGCATTATCAGTGGCTTCTAATAGATCCTCGTATAAACAAGCACGGAGTTTGTCATTCTTATCTACACTCATGATGCCTCCTGGTCTTTGTCTTTAGTCAATTCATCTACTGCTGACTGTAGTTCATTAATAGCAACACCACACTGCCACAAGTGATAATTAATCTTATCTTGTTGAATGCGTTTGTCATGGTCTTCCTTAGAAGGGTTTGTGTAACTGATCACCTCATCGAGAATATCATTTACGGTCATTTCTTTTTTACTCATAATTACTCCTATATGTGTATAAGTTTGTATTCTAATTTATATTATGTATAATGTCTAGTGTTAAAATACATAAAGTAAACAAAAGGAGAGAAGGAATGAGTAAAACAAACGATTTGTACACTATGATGAGATTATCTTATGAACAAGCTGTAGACGATTACAACTGTAAGAAAGTGGATTCTGTGTTAACAGCATATAAGAAATACCATATTATCAATGTTGGTATGGGTAGTGGAGATCCCCAAGGAGAAATCTTAAACTTTTTTGATGACGATAATAGACAAGAGTCTATGGTATGAATGTAACTACGCTTAAAAACGTGAGGTGTAGTATCTGTAATAGCCACATAAAGCCTTTAAAGGATGAAGAAGGCAAGGTTGTCTGGGAGCATGGTAACAACGCTGAACCTGTCAACTCTGGACGTTGTTGTGATGATTGTAATTGGAAGGTGGTTATACCAGCTAGGCTCAGCGACTAGCAATGT